TTGATATGCAGATCCAAAAAATATAAAATTATCAAAATCAGTATAATCTACACTTATGTTTATACTTTGTGTAGTTAATAAATTTAATATTTGATTGTATGATGAACTTTGTATTGATTGCAATCCTGTTACTAATGTATTATAATTAGTATATTGAGTTGATACAGTACTATGATTAGGAATTTCAATACCAAAATTAGGACCTCTTAATGTTGGGGCAGGAGGTGGTATTACTAATTTATCTAAATTAATATCAAAAATATATGGACTAACCTTTTCTTCTACAATCCACAATGTTTGTTTTTCCTGGATTGAATTTGGTAAGGATTGATATAGTTTAAGTAATATTTCATATCCAGAAACAGCTTTATTTAATGCTACATTTATAGCTACATATTGTTCGTTATTTCCAAAATTTAATAAATAATCTACATAATAATCAGAGTTATTTATTTTATCTATCATTGAAAGAACAACACTTTCAATTTCATCATCAGTTAAAGAAGTAGAACCTAATCTAATTTCTGTACGATCTGGTGATATTTCTTTAATAAATAAAGCTTCATCTATGAAATTAGATAATATATTTTGGAATAAATTATATCTAATATTAAACTCACCAGAAGAATAACCTGCATCTTGTAAATCTTGTATAGGATCTATTTCAATAATAGGATATAATGAACTAGTTTGTGGAGATAAAGTGGATACAACTCCTACATTTTCTGTTTGTATATTATCTGTAGTGTTTGTAGTTGATGTTGTTCCTGGTGTTAATCCTGTTGATGGTGGTAATTTATAATTGAGGTAATTATAATTTGTACTTAATAAATTTCCAGCTATATCATAAATATAGAATTCAATATAATTATTTTCTCCACCAAAATTTTCAGCTAAATTTTTAGAAGGAATTAATTTAGTATCTTCGCTAGAATAACGTGAAACTATAGTTGTATTTAATATATTACCTACTATTTTTATATTATCTGCCATCTAATTATTTTATTGTTTTACTTATTTCATCAAGTGCTGTTTGTGTATCTAGTACCTGTTGTCTTAAATTAGTGATTTCTTCTAATAAAGCTTGAATATCATCCTGATTAATTATAATACCTAGATAATCTGCTTCTTTTTGTATAATATATTGATGTGAATTAGCATCTCCTTCTTTTGGAATTTGATAAAATAATTGTTCATATAATTCGAAAAAATCATCAATAGTAAATACAGGAGTTTCTTCAGCTGTATTATTTAATAATTGATGAAATTCTGTATCAATTACTTTACCAAAAGTAAGTTTATCAAATACTTGTTTTTCTATAGGAATTTGAGACATATTATCTTATAACTTTAAAGTAATAATTATCATCTAATACTAATGTAGAACCACCAATAATAGTTTTAATTAATATTTTATAATAACGTTCTGGTTCTAATCCGTTCATGTATACATCAAAGTACATACCTGTTGAATCACAACTTATTTTTGTAAATGCTGTATCATAATCTACGACAATTTCTTCACTATCCAAATCTTTTATTGAATAATATGAAGAAGTTGGTAAAGCTTTATTTTGCAAATAAACGCTAGATGTTAAAAAAGCCCGTGCAGGGAATTTATCTCTTACATTTACTCTGAAACGTTGTATTGAGTCTTGTTGATATTCACTCTGATTATTAGCTAATGTTGCTACTATATTAGGTGATGATACTAAGGATAATGAACCTGTATTATATGACCAATCATTCCATTTTATTTCTAAACATGGAGGATATATAGTATGAGTATTAGATGAGAAGTATTTTAATTCAAAAACAGATGATGTTGCAAATTCTAATGAATTTTCGTGTTTTAATATAAATCCATTATTAGGTATTATACTTCCAGACCAAGCTGCTACTATATTAGTTACATTTAATTCAATGTCTTTTGAAGATATATTTATAAATGATTGAGTAGTAGGGTAATTAGAAGATGTATACCATAATCCACCACCATTATTACTACCAGAATATGAACCTGTAGCTCCAGCAGGTATATTATTAAACCATGTACTACCGCTTAATTTAGTTGAATATTTCCAACTAGCTCCATCAGTTATAATAGGATCATTTAATGATCTTCCTGTTCCTCTATTCCATGATGTTGCTAATGGGTAACAATATATAGTATAATCTACAGGAATACCCGTAGCATTAGCTAATGATAATTTTAATGAAGCACTATAGCTAGATCCGGATACTTTATTAGTAATAATGTCTACTATTTCAGATTGTGGGAATTTTATAAGTGGACGTGATACTTGATATGTACCATCAATGGGATGATATGTACTAAGGTCCAATATTTCATCACTACCAGCATTAAGTGTGGGGTAGTATGAATAAAGTGTTGTCGATTTTTCCGGGAATATTTTATATATAGCCATAATTACATAGTTACTACATATAAATATAGTAGATTATGACTTTTAGATTGTAAATGGTACAACTCTACCTTGTATATCAGTGTCAGGATATCTTACTTCAAATATACTAGGATCAATAGAAGGATATATATTACCTTGTCTTGTAGCACTATGAATATCATATCCATATTTAGAATATGTTGTTCCTAAGTCATCTTGTTTATTTGTAATTTCTATCTTAACTACAGACTGTACACCTTTTACTTTTAATAATATAGAAACAATATCAGAAATAATGATGGGTTGGTTAATTGTCCAATTAGTTATGTTAAAGAAATCTTTCAATGTAGTAATACAATTAGTTATAACATCATTATTATTATATCCACTTTGTATTATAATATCAAAATTAACTCCTATATTAATATAAAATGCATCTTTAATATTTACAGCATCAGTAACCATTCTATATTGATTAATATATGTAACTAAATTCTGTTTTAATGTATTGCTAGCTGTAGATAATTTTTTATTAGAATCATAAGCTAATATGTACATATCTAATGATAATGGATTACGATCTTCTAAATGTGCTACTGTTGGTGTAGCTAACATTTCACTAGCTACGTCTTGTGTAACATATACTTTAGCTATACTACCATAATCAGTTGGTAATGATAATACACGTACCATATAATCTTCTCTAGTTACAGCGCGTAACTGTGATTGATATGCATATAATGCATTATTACGTATTTCTTCAACTTCATCTCCTCCTCTTCCACCAGCTGCTGGTAAGGGATTATTAGATACTATACTTTGAAGTACGGTTGATATTAAATTAGTATTAGATGGATTGTTTGGAAATGTTATTTTGGTTGGATCTATTTCTATTTTAGTTAAATCATTAGATGATATATTTGATTCAACTCCTCCTCCAACAAGATATCTAACTGTAATGTCACTATTTGGAGCTAAACCATATTCTTGTGTAAAAAATGGTGTTGCTTTATTATATCCACTTAATAAAGTAGAAATACCAGGTATTAGTCCTAATTTTATATTATCAGGATTAGGGAGGATTGTAGTATCAGCTGCATTAGATAACCCTGCTCCAAATTCTAATTGTAATGTACCATCTGATAAGAAACGTGATACATAACGACGAGGTACTCTTTTATAATTAACTAAATAAGGAACACCATCCGATACAGCATTAGGATTAGTAATGGATTCTAATACAGATGATTGAGCTAAATATGGTACTTCATACCACTTATTTCCTTGAGTATCAATAGCATCTAATATTTGTAATATATTAGTATCCGATATAGTAGCTAATGAGAATTTTTGGGCTGTTGTAAAAGGAATAATTGTTGATTTAATTTCAGCTGATATTGCTTTAACTGTTTTCTTTAATAAAAATGAAGTTGAATTATAATACGTTACTTCAGTATTATTTTTATCAGTAAAATCTACTTTTTCAATAGTTAAAAATTTAATTCCCGTGCTAGGTGATGTTAAAACAGTATTTTCTGGTATTACTACTGCATATAAATAATCCGGTATAGATCCTCCACTATTAATTGCAGGTATTATTTGATATATATCAACATCAACAGTAGAGGCATAAGATACTTTAGGACGATATCCTAACATATATGATAAAGCAAGTAAATTTTCCTTTTCTTTAGCATATAATAAAAAGGTTTCTTGAATTTGAGTATCAGTATAAAAGGATGCTACATCACCAATATAAGAAGCCATTTCAATAAACATAGCTCCTGGGTTGGTATCTGAGAAGTCATTATATGAATTAGGGAAATAAGTTTTAGCATAATTTATAAGATTATTCTTAAAATCACTAAAACTTTTATTTAAATATGATACTTTATTATCTGCCATTTTATGTAAATTGTACTGTTATTTGGTCTGATTGTCCTGATATTTTTAATTTATAGTTTACTGTTATAAATATAGAATTATAATCTTGATCTTTATTTACTATTATATCTCCTAATTGTATCTCAGGCATAAATAAATTTACATTATCTGTAATTAAATTAATAATAAAATTATCTAAATCTTCAGTTATACCTTCAAATATTAAATTACTTATATCTGCTCCAAATTCAGGATTAAATAATCTTTCACCTTTATTAGTAAGTAATAAATTAATCAAATTAGACTTTGTTTGATCTTTAGTACTATATGTTTTATTAAAAGGACCTGATGGACCACTAAAAGGTAAAGATACCCCAATTGCAATATTTTTTTGCAAATCTAGTGGATTAACTCGGGTTGTTTGAGGTATTGGCATATTAATCTAAATTTCTTAGTCCTGACCTATCCATTGGTGACATATTAGCTGCTGCATCTGCTATAAAATTCAGATATGGATTTACTTTTTCTCCTGTTGCTTCATCAACCTTATCAATTACTTTTAAATCAGTATGTTGTGGTTGTTGAAAACCAAATTCAGCTCCCATTTTAGCCATTAATGAACTACGTACATCCCCGGGTAATGGAGCTATATCTGTACTAGTAAAATTAAATGATTTATTTTCACGTAATGGTTGTTTACTTTGTTGAGTTAATGCTTCATTAATAATACCTGGCAATTCTTCATAAATAGCCTCAGTTACTGCTTCTTTAATTAATTTTTTAAATACTTTAATGTTCATATAAATAAATATTAATAATTTAAGTTTGAGTTACGTTCTATACTATCTTTATATTTTTTATCTTCTTGATGCCATTTTGCATCGGCTGCAAATATGAAAGCTACATCTAATTTAGGACGTGGATCCGTACCAGAAGATGCTGCTTGAGCTACTAATTTTGCTTTTTTATCAAGTCCTAATGGAACTGTAGCTTTTATTCCCGATCCAGCTGGGCCTATTACAGGGATAAAGGGTGGGGGTGGTTTTCTTATTTTTGATAAGGTATTTATAGAAGATACAGATGGTATTAAGGTTGATGTTTGATTTGGGTTTGATGGAGTTATTTGTTGAGTGGTAGTATTAGAATTTTTGGTAGTATTAGGATTATTAGGATTACCATTAGATGATGAATTTCCATCACCAGTAAATAATCCTTGTTGATCTAT